ATTGCTAATGGTGTATCTTTACAAGGAGCTAGAATGGCTTACTTATTAGACCCATCTGCTTATGCTACTGTAAAAGGTTTAGCACAAGTTTCTAATGTTTCTCCTATTTGGGACAACGCTAGAAAAGAGCTTAATGGCTACTTCGCTTTCGTATCTCCTAACGTAGGTAACGGTGGAACTGCTGGTAAAGACCACGCTCTATTCGGAGACTTCTCTAAATGTCATCTAGCGACCTTCGGAGGTATCTCATTAATCGTGGATAGCTTTACTGATGCTGGAATCGGCCAGACAAGAATGATAGTTCAATCACTTGTGGATGGCGATTGCGTTCAAAATGATACTGCTTTTGTTAATTTGATTGAAGCATAATTTGTTTATTTTAACGGAGGGAGTGGAAACACTCTCTCCATTAATTTTTTTTAAATGGAATACTATAACTACAACTTTAACACATTAAGAGGCTCTGACTATGTGCCTTATGGTAAGTTAGTTCTAAAGACTGCTCCAACGTCTACGGTAATATCATTATCAGAGGCTAAAGCATTTTTAAGAATAGACTCAGACTATGACGATGACAATACTTATATTACGTCTTTGATTAATGTTGCTACGCAAGTTGTAGAAGAGTTCACTAGACGTAGATTAATGACTCAGACGTACAATCTTTTTTACGATGAGTTTCCTCCTTACATTGATTTACAAGTAGGAGATGTTGCTAGTGTTACTCACATTAAGTATTACGATGCCGACAACACATTACAAACCTTAGCAGCATCTAATTACGATGTAGATACTAAGGTAAGACCAGGAAGGATATATGAATCGGAGGACGGAGACTTTCCAAACACTTACGAAAGACCAAACGCTGTAGAAGTTGAGTTTATAGTAGGTGGGACAGCGAGTGAAGTTCCAGCTCCAATAATTCAAGGAATTTACATCATTGTTGGTCGTTACTACGAAAATCGTCAGGACGTCGTAATGGGTACTCAAGTAAATGAATTACCTTTAATGGTAGACCACTTATTAACTCCTTACCGATTGCTTGAACTATGATAATAGGCAAACTAGATAGAAAGTTAAAACTATATACACAGACTTACTCTACTAACGCTTATGGCGAGAGAGTAGTATCTGATAATAGTTACGTTACCATCTACGCAGACTTTGACTTCAAAGGTGGTAATACTAACTTCGATGCTGATGCCTTAATCAATGACGAGCGTATAGAATGCTTAATAAGATACAGAACAAACATTGGAGTAAGTCCACAATACTTTATCTCTAATGGCTCTACTAATTATTCTATTAAGAGCATAAAGGAAGTAGGTCGTAAAGATGCTATGGTGCTTTTATTAGAGAAGAATGACGTAGTAGATTTATCACAGACAGCTCCTAATCAATTTGTCTTTACTATTGACACAGAGAACACTTCTAGTGGCTCTAGCTTAAATACTCAATTTATGATGCCATTGGTTAGTGGTGGTAGTTATAACGCTACAGTAAACTGGGGAGATGGCTCTAGTGATACAATAACAAGTTACAATCAGCAAGAGGTCACACACACTTATACAAGTGCTGGACAATACGAAATAAGCATAGAGGGAACATTACAAGGATGGCAATTTAATAACGCTGGAGATAAGCTTAAAATGCTTGACGTAAAACAATGGGGAGTTTTAGACTTATCTACTAACGCTGCTTTCTATGGATGTACTAATTTAGATGCTAGTGCTACAGATGCTCCTACTATATCTACTACTTCTTTTAGTTCAATGTTTTTAAGCTGTACTAATTTTAATGGAGAGATAGGTAATTGGGATATAAGTACTGTGACAAATTTATATCAATGCTTTTATAATTCTTTTACATTTAATAAATCTTTAAATAGTTGGGATGTAAGTAATGTTACGACTTTCTATAGAACATTTAGAGGGGCTAAAAGTTTTGACCAAGATTTAAATTCTTGGGATACTTCTAATGTAGAAACAATGTATCAGATGTTCTATGATTGTAATCAATTCAACGGAGACATATATAGTTGGGACACTACTAACGTTGAGAATATGCAACAAATGTTTTACAACTGCGACCTATTCGACCAATCACTAGCAGATTGGATTATTGCAAATGTTTCTAACTTTACTAACTTTATGCAGAACGCTACTGGTCTAAGCACTTCTAACTACGATGCAACGCTAATAGCTTGGGCTGCTGGTGTAGTAGATACTGGTATAAGTATAAACTTCGGTGGCTCACAATTTACAGAGTCTGCATATGCTTCAAGATTTAGCTTAATAGAGGACGATGGTTGGACTATTGTTGATGGTGGTATCTTTGACCCAACACCAGCCGATTACATAAGCGTATTAAACACAAGAGTAGTAGCTGCTGGAGGAGTAGTTGAGAACACTACTGATAGCCAAGCATTCTTACAAACATTAAACGACATAAGCTAATGGCAGACGGACTATTAAATAAAGCAAGTATAATCTTAACTCCTACTGGTTACAAGGCTGGTAAGCTTTACAACGTAGCACCAATAGACGAGCCTTATGAGGACTTTGACTTTGCTAGAACTTCAACTGCTACAAGAATTAACTCTAGTGGATTAGTTTCTAATGTAGCTACTGGAGTACCAAGAATAAGCTATGATAGTAATGGAGATAATGGTCATATATTGTTAGAGCCTACTTCTACTAATTTTCTTCCTTATAGTGAGGATTTTAGTCAAAGTGATTGGGTAAAACAAACTAACATAACTCCTACATATAATACAACAGAAACTCTTAGTCCTGATGGAACTTATAACGCTACAAAATTAGTAGGTAATGGAACTGATGGTATATTTGATGGTAGTTTAAACATAACGGGAGATGTAACAAGGTCAGTTTATTTAAAAAGTGTATCAGGTACAATCAATGTAAAATTAAAAGATAGTAATATTGATATAGGTACTGAAACTTTAACAGTAACAACAGAATGGCAAAGATTTTATTTGTCGGGAGATAATGGCACATCTACACAAGGAATATGGATAGATGATATTCCTTTAAGTGGTGTTTATATATTTGGCGCACAAGTTGAAAACTTACCCTACGCTACATCGTACATACCTTCACTAACGGGTAGTACAGTTACAAGAGCTACAGAGACTGCAACTGGTGCTGGTAGTGCTGACTTAATAAACTCAACAGAGGGTGTGTTATATGCAGAGATAGCTGCTTTTGAAGTTCAACCTGATTTTTTTATCTCTATGAATGATGGCACTAATAACAATAGAGTAATAATTAAATTTTCAGACGCTATTGATAATCAATTAACAGCATTTACAATAAATTCAACAAATGCTAGTTCAATAACACATACCATATCTAATTTTAAGCAATACAATAAGATAGCTTTGTCTTATAATTCTTCATATTTAAAATTATTTGTCAATGGTCAAGAAGTAGGTACATCTGTCGCTAGTCCAAATCTTCCAGTTGGTTTAAATGTTTTGAACTTATCCAATTTACTGACCGATAAAAATGTTAAAGGTAAACTTAAATCACTTGCAGTATTTGATGAGTCTTTGAGTGATAGCGAACTAACACAACTAACAACGTAATGAGTTTAAGATTAACAGAAATATGCTACCCAGAGGTAAAGAGTTACTACATCGTATGGAACGATAGTGATGCGATAGTATCGTATGGAGTGCTAGAAACCTATCAATGCTTAGAGACTAAGTGGGACAATGTAGACTTATATACTAAGGAAATAGATTGGATAAATATATTAATAGATAACGGTATTAACCCTTTTCCAGAGCAATGATAGTATCAGCGCAAATAGATGAGAGAGAGCTAAATTCTTTGATTAAGGACTTAGAGAAACTTAATATGTCTGATAGTAAAAATAAGACACTATTGAGACAAGGTATGCGAAAAGCTGCTAAGCCTATTTTACAAGAGCTTAAGTCTATTGTGCCAGTTGAAACTAAACAACTTAAAAAGTCTTTAGCTGTTATAAATGGTAAGAACGTAAAAGGTAAACCACCTACAGTATATGTAGGACCAAGAGTAAAAAAATCATTTGCTAGTAAAGAGAAGTCTGGATTTTATTTTTACTTTTTAGAGTATGGATTTAGAGGAATACCAGGACTTAGAATGTTAGATAAGACTGCTGCTAGTAAAGGTAACACAGCTATCAATAGTGTTATAGGAGAAATAAAAAAACTCATTGACAAAAGAATGAAGTAATGGAGATAGGAAAAGTAATATATAATATTTTAAGCAACGACTCAAATGTTGCTCCTTTAGTTACTACAAGTGGCAACTTAAGAATCTTTCCTAGTCGTTACAATTTCCCTACTGACGTTAAGCTACCTTATATTACTTATCAGATGTTTGCAGATGAGCCTAACAACACTAAGAACGGAGTAAGTACATATGACTATGTTAGAGTACAGATAAGCATTTATCATAATAGCTACGCTGATATGATAACTCTAGCTGGTCACGTTAGAACAGCTCTAGACTACGTTAGTGGAACATATAGTGGTGTAGTAGTAGATAAGATATTTTACCAAGACCAGAACGAGCTATACGATGATTCTGCTGGTTCTATTGGTTTATATGGTATAGCACAAGATTACAGATTTAACATAAATAGATAGATATGGAAACCTATAAAGTAAAGATAAAAAAGAACATTGAGTGTAGAGGAGTAGAATATGTAGAAGGCGAATCTTACAAAGTAGTAAGAGCAGTCTTTAACTTCTTACAGCATAACGATGCAATAGATACAACAAAGAAAAAGTCTAAGAAGAAAGAAGAATCTTCTGAGGATTTAGATATTAGCTAATTATAAATTTAAAATTAAAAGAAAATGGCAATTTTTAACGGAACGGATTTAATCCTAAAGGTGTCTCCTAGTAGTACTGCTGGTACTCCAGATACACCAGTAAAGTTGATGCATTCTCAGAATGTTTCAATTTCAATGAATGTAGATACAATAGACATCTCAACTAAAGACTCTAGTGGTTGGAGAGATTTGTTAGGTGGACAAAAATCTTTTAGCCTTAGTGCTGATGGTCTTATGGACTTTCAAGCTGCTGCTGGAGATACTGATGTAGCTGAATTATTTGACCAAATGTTTGACAGAGACGATGTTTCTTTTGTATTTGGTTTGAGTGATGCTGCTGGTTATACTATAAGTGGTAACGGCTACCTTACTAGTTTAGAAATTTCTGGAGGTACAGAAGATGCTCCAACTTACTCTTGCACAATAGAGGGAACTGGAGCTTTAACTAAGTCATAATTGATTTCTTTGTTGGTTGGGGATTGTGCTACGGCACGTCTCCCAACTAGCAATAACTTAAACTAACAAAGATATGTACGAAGTAGTTATAATAAATGGCACGGATTACCCAGTAAGATTTGGAATGAACTCGTTGAGGTTATTCTGTAAAGATACTGGAAGAAGTTTAGCTGACTTAGATAAGCTAGGAGATGGTATGAGCTTAGACGATGCTTGTTATCTAATCCTA